GTGATGTTGAAATTTATGGTCCAAGTTTCAAAGTTCCATACAAAGCACAATATGATGACGGAATACAATTGACTTGGATTTGCACAAACGAATTCTATGAGAGAAAGCTATTTGACCGTTGGCTAGAAGCAATCGTACCTAACGACACAAACAATGCTAGATTTCCTAAGGGCAAAGAAACATACTACATGACAAACATTAAGATTGTTCAGTATGATGATTTCATTAAACAGATTTATGCTGTAGAATTATTTGATGCTTTTCCTATTGGAATCTCAGCGCAACCATTAGCTTGGTCGGATGATGGCTTTCATAGATTGACTGTCAATTTTGCTTATCAAAAATTTAAAACAATTTATGAAGGCGACTATGACCTTGGTGCGGCTGCGGCTGCACTTCTTGGTTCTTCCGTTGCAGGAGTGCCAGTTTCTCAAATTCTACAATCACAAATTAGAGGAACGGCTGAAGCTGTGAGAAGAATATTTTAATTATTTGGAGATTATATGTTACCTAAAATTGATGTGCCTTTATATGAAATTACTTTACCATTGTTAAAAAAGAAAGTAAAGATTAGACCATTCTTGGTTAAAGAAGAAAAGATTCTGTTGATGGCTATGGAATCTGAGGATGAAAAATCCATTCTTTTAGCAATTAAGCAGATTGTTACCAACTGTTGTGTGGAAAATATCAATGTTGATGATTTGCCCATATTAGACTTGGAATATATGTTCTTGCAACTGAGAGCGAGGTCTATTGGTGAGATAATTGATTTACAATACAAATGCAATAACGATGTTAAAGATGATGAAGGAAACGAAAAGAAGTGCAACAACATCATTAAATTGAGTTTCAATGCACTGGAAGTTGAACCTGAGGAGAATGAAAATCATTCACAAAAAATTCAACTAACTCCAAAACTTGGTGTTGTTATGAAATATCCAGATTTCAAAACCATGGAAAAAATGGATACGCAGTCTGAAACAGAAGCCATACAAAAAATGGTCACCAACTGTATAGATTACATCTACGATGAAGAAACTTTATATTATGCTAAAGATGTTTCCGAAACAGAATTAATAGATTTTGTGGATAGTTTGACTAGAGACCAATTCCAAAAAATACAGGATTTCTTTGAAACTATTCCTAAAATGAAAAAGACACTCAACTTCAAATGCAATAAGTGTGAGTATCAGGAAGAAGTGGTGTTGGAGGGAGTACAAAGTTTTTTCGTGTAACTTTTAGGCATGATAGTCTAACCAATCATTACCAGACAAACTTTGCTTTGATGCAACATCATAAATATTCCTTAAGTGACATAGAATCTTTGGTACCTTGGGAAAAGAGTTTATATGTTACTATGTTGATGCGATACATTGAAGAAGAAAATGAAAAAATAAAACAGCAAATGCAGAATAAGAAAAGATAAAAAATGGCAACTTTTACGGATGTTTATAAACAAGAACTAAAAAGCAAAGGAGTTTTATCCTCTTTGGGTTCTACTATGTTTAAGCGGTCAAAGGAACGTCTTGATCCAAGAAACATTCTGTTTGGCGGCTCAGGCATAACTTCTGCTATTGGTCAAAAAATATTTGGTAAAGGATATTCTGCATTAAATAAATCATCTTCTGGCAAATCGCTTGGTGATAGTGGAATGCAATCACAAGCATTAAATGCTTTAATTATTTCCAGCAAAAATCAAGAAGCACAACTTTCTATCATTGCAAAAAATACAATGAATAGTAATGCAATGGCCAGAGACATGAATGTTATGCGCCAAAACATTATGAAATTGGTAACAATGGGTGGCGGAAAAGCATCAAGAGGATCAGATATGTTCTTCAAAGATGCCGCCGCAAGAGAATCTGCATATGAAAGTCAATTTGGAAAAAGTGGTGGTAGTAAAAGTGTTTCTCCTGTTGCAATAAGTGCTGTCCCAAAGAAAGAAGACAGTGGCGGATTATTGTCCACGTTGGTAAAAGCTGTCGGAGCAATATCTGTAGCAATACTGACACTAGGAACAAAATTGGTAACGGAACTTGGTGGAATAATTACAGCATCTATTCAAAATTTAGGCGCAGTAATTAAGACCGCCATTGAAACTTTAGGTAATGTATTGAGTGTTGCTTCACTGGGCAAAGCCTTAGGCGGTGGAGGTGGTACTGCTGGAGGTAAACCTCCTGCTGGAGGTAAAACACCATCTTCAAATGGAAGAAACTTACTTATGATGGGTGGACCCGCCGCCGTTTTAGCTTTAGCTTATTCCTTCAGAGATGAAATAGGAACATTTATTAATGAACAATTAAAAAATGCTGGAGTTCCAAATCCTTCTGGAAGTAATGTTGATCCAGATGGTCCAAGAGCAGGAGGTATTGATATTGGCAACAAAGTGGGTTATAAAGCAGTTGAGGGTGCATTGGCAGGTTATACAGCATATCGTGGTGCTAAGGGAATTGCAGGAATGTATAAAGCGCCTGTGCCAACAGCACCTTCTCCTATGACAAAAATTCCTGAAGGTAAACCATTAACATCTTTTGGAAGTGTTGGCGAAAAAAGAGAAATGGTAAAAAATAAAACCATGTATGAAAAGGTTAAAGCATTTTTTACAAAACTTTCCAACAATCCAAAATTGATGAATGTATTCAAATCAAAATTATTAAAGAGAGTTGGTGAAGCGGCTATGTTAAGAGTAGTTGCAATAGGAACATCAATTGCAGCCGCGCCGATGACTTTTGGTCTTAGTCTCGTATTCGCAGTTGGTGGAGCAATATGGGCTATAAATGATTTAATTGAAATATATAAACTTATTTTTGGTGAAGGTGGTCTTTATGATGAAGTAATGAAAGAGGATGTTACTGAATCAAAATCTCCAACTCCAGTTAAGAGTGATGAACAAGTGCGTTTAGGTATGATGGCAGATGCGGCACAAGCAAGTGGCAATTCAAGCAGTTCTCCATCAACTGAGCCATCAAAAGTTACATTTGCTGGATTATCAAAAGAACAGCAAGATATTGTGTTGAAAAAACAAAGAGAAAAAGAAGGTTTTTATCCTGGAAGTTTAACACACGACTTAAATAATCCTGGAGCTATGTTATATTCTGAACAAGCTGCCAAATTTGGCGGTGTGTTAGATACTACAGGAAGAGGTGTAGGAAAAGTTAAAGGAAAATTTGCTAAATTTCCAACACTTGAGTTGGGAACAGAGGCTCAAAGAAATTTATGGTTAAGTAGTGGTTATGCTAATTTGCCTTTGGATCAAGCAATAAACAGATGGACAACAGGAAAATTAGAAGGCACTGGCGATCCTGGTGTAGAAAATTATAAGAAAGGTATATTTGCCGCTTTAGGAAAGTCGCAACCACCAATAACTGGAAACACTTTATCTAAAGAGAGTAGCACAGTAGCTTCAGCAATGAGAGAATCATCTTCACAGCCTCCCGTCATTGCATTTAGTGCGCCACAAACAATTAATAATGGCGGTTCAAGTGCGGCACCGCAAACAGTTGCGGCTGCTACAAATATTGATGCCTTAGAATTATTCTTTCAAGCAGCCGCAGGCGTAAGACCAATATAAAAACCCCGCACTAGGCGGGGCAAACTAAATTCTGAGGAAGTTTAGTTTATTGTTCAGCTAACGATTTGAAATAATCCAAGTCATCATCTACAGTTGTAGACACAGGAGCCTTCGCTCTTGTAACTGGTGTTGGCAATTCAACATCTTCTGCACGAATATTAGGAACAGCGTCACCTTCAAAACCAAGAACTTTATCAAGGCGAGCCTTAAGTTGTTCATATGGTTTGAAATGTTTCTTGTCCGTAAATTCTTTCAAAGAATGTTCTTGTTTGTAGATAGCTTCCAATTTGTCATCATCTTCAAACAATGCACCTTTGGCTGCAAACTCTGATTTGTCGTAGTTGCGATATCCCTCAACATTACGAATTTTCAATTTGAAGTTAGCACCTTCCCAAAAGTGAAATGGGTTAAGTGGTGTTTCATCAGGAAACACAGGATTCATCACTTCGGAAATCTTATCAAAGATTTTCTTTCCAAATTTATATAAGCGAACAGTGCCTTCATTTTCGGGATTGCTTGGGTCAGAGATAACATAGATATTCGCAATGTAACTCAAGCGGCGCTTTTGTTTACGAACGATTTCTTTGTTTGCTTCAATACCGGAATTCCACAATGTAGAGTTGTGTTCACAAACGGGGCACTTATCACCAACTGTAGTTAAACAGTTATCAATGAACCAACCGCCTGGTCCTTGAAAGCCGTGGTCAAAGCGGCGTACCCATGGAAGTGCATCATCACCATCAATAGAAGTATTTTCTGGTAGAAAACGAATAACAGCCATGCCGTTACCAGATTTATCTACAGTTGGAGCCCAGAATCGGGTATCATCTTTTGAGCCAGCCTCAGCAGATTGTGTGGTGGTCTCAATAGCCTTAGTGAGTTTTTCAAGGCTGTCGCGGTTGCGTTTTAGATTAGCGAAAGACATAGTATTTTCCTTTGTATAAATTGTATGCGTTGTATAAAATTATCCACATGATTCATTGTATCATGTATTTAGTTCAACTTCAAGTAGCTTTTCAAGCATCATTAAAGTATTACCAATTTCTTTATGAAGAATACCAATACCACCTGCCGCATTAAACGACTGGATAATATCTTGTGTATCATCAATAAGAATAGTGTTTGGTGTAGCATACTCAGCCTTGTGCTTACGACCGGGAACAACGTTCGCCTTTAGTTTGTCAAGACCATTGTTTTCTAACCAAACACGTTTTTGTCGTGCAACTTCATCATGGTATTTGTTACCACCAGAGGAAGTCAACAACTCAATCGGTACATTCGCTTCAAAGCAAAATGCAACCAATTCTTTACCACCAGGATACCAATCTAGCGTTTCAAATTGCTTTGTTGCTATGAAGTCATGCCAGTGTACATTAAATTCTTTTCGGTCACGCATTGAACCAGGTAGTTCTTTGTATAACTCAAAGTATCGGCGCTCAAAGTTACAGAGAACACCATCCATATCCAAATAAATCTTTTCAATCATTTCAATTCTTTCAATGCTATTTCACGAAACTTGTTTTTATCAAAACTCAAAAACGGAGAATATTTTATCCATTTTCTGTGTAGTAATGGCCAGCGAATGTCATCTGAGATTTTTCTTTGCCACATAGGAAGAAAATTCATCATTGAATTCAGTATGCACAGAGTTTCAGCCTGAATAACTTTTTGTAAAGTCATCGTCAATAATTCTGGATACTCACCATCAGTTTTTAATAAATCGTTTATGCTACCACTCTCACCAATTACAGAACAATCATTTTGAAAGTTATAACTCAATGCTTGAATGATTGCAAGTCTCTTTATATTGACTTCATCTGAACCATCTTCAAGCAAAGTACCTGCCCAACAATTATCATTGTGTAGAAAATTTGAGATAACAAAATCAACGTAGTCATTTTTACGATTGTTAAACTTGCGGGATAACTTGTAGAAATGGTACTTGTCTTTTCTTTTCTCAAATGTCTCTATGGTGATATTTGTTTTACCGTTGTACTTAAAAAAGTCATAGCCCGAGGTGAAATGCAATTTTAATACGTGATAGAGAGTGAATGCTTCATAACCAGTCATGCTATAATTATATCACAAATCAAATAGGAAGTCTACGTGTTTTTGGTAACATATTGAGTTCTTGTGCATCAATCTCAATCTTTGCCTTCAAGTCTTTGTTTACCAAACTAGAGGCTAATTCAATTTCCATACCAGTCATATTACAATACTCAATGATTGCTTCCATATAGTTGTAGTCGGTTTCTAGTACGAGTTTTTCAATCTCTTCCTGAAACTTGTACATTTCATCTTTTGTCGGCATTATTTTACAATCGTTTCATACAATTGTTCAAATTGTTCATGCACAGCAACTTCTTCATCATAGTTTTGTTTGTGATAAACTTTAACTAGACGATTCACAATTCGCTTTGGCAACTTCAAGTCTTCACAAATTTCTTTGATTGCTTCCTTGATAAAGTCTTTTTCGCCTTCCATGCGAATCATAGAATTGGAACACTCTTTCATAGCATCAAGCAATTTCTTGCGGTCAGCTTCACTAGAGATTTGATTAATACTAAATTGTTTTACAGCCATAATATACTCCTTAAACGAAACCCATTTTGCTACCAACTGTTTTGTTGGCACTTTGTTCAATCTGTTTGTTGAACACTTCTGCGATAGTCCAGCTATCACGCTTACCATCAAGTTTGACACCGATTTTCTTAGCCAATGCCTCGGCTTCTTTTTGTTTCAATGAATCAAAAGAAACAATATCAAAACAACGACCGGGGCGAATCAACGCAGGATCAATGTCGCGGATACTTGGCAAGTTAGTTGAGAAAATCAACTTCTTACCTTTTGTGGTAACAAGACCATCGCCAACGTTTAGGAAACGATGCATCATGGTGTTACCATCGCTACGTGCTTTCAGGAAGTTATCAGAATCTTCAAGCACCATCACACCTGTTTCATCTTCAATGAATCGTGCGAACAGATAATCTTTCTCCAGAATTGCGGCATCATATGTCACAATAGCAGAGGAGTTACTGTGTGCAAGAAGACCACGGATGAAAGTTGTCTTGCCAGTTCCTGGTGGTCCAATCAACAAGAGAATGTTTGCATTAGATTCCAGATAACGGTCATAGTAGTCGGTCAATGGCTCTTTGAGAAACGGATACATTTCATCAACAGGCAAACGATCCGCATTCAAAGGAACATTAACGCTATCGCCATTCGCACCATACACCCACTCAATGTATGATGTAACTTCTTCAAAATGTTTTAGAAACATGTCTTCAACATTTTCAATGAAGATTTTATCACCATAAGTTTGTGTGGTAATTGAATTAGAATTCACATCATAGCGAATGAAATTCAAACCTTCGGTGATGATAAGACCACTAGAACTTGTGAATTGAAGAATGTGGTCACCCTCAAATTCTTCTTCAATGAATTCTTTCCACTTTTGACGATTGCCATGCAATTTCAACTCCGAATTATGAGTTGAAATTTTCTTTTCTGACCGAGCATCAATCATTTGCATGTACAGCCAATCGCTGTAATCAGATGCGCCAACAAAAAATTTATCGTTTATACCTGTTTTCATTTCATTCATATTCATATCCGTTGCGTCATAAGTCCATGATTTCAAACTACGTTTTCTCCGTTTTCCTTTTGATTTAGAAACCCGATATTTCCTAGATGCACCTTCGCCGATTTGTGATGCGGCCAGTTTCAATTCTCTAAAAATTTTATCTACTTCACTCATTTTCTAACCGTGGCTGCGTAAGTTATACAGATTGCATTCATGTTTGTTTCATATGCACACTTAACAGAAACTGGATCAACACCTTTGGCAATAGCCGCTTCAATGTTTTTTGCCATATTGTTTCTGTCGTTTATATTATACATGAAGATACTTACAATAAACGTACAACAAACTATTGTTGCCGAAACGCACACCGTAATTAAGTTATTGTTCATTTTAAATGATTCCTTTGTTTCTGTCAATTTTGTCGCCTTTACTCTTGTAGAAAATATGCCTGCCAATTTGTTTCTCCCTTTTTAGTTTTGTCCAACCTGGATTCACATAATCAGCATGGTAATAAGTCGCACCGTTTGTTACATCGGTCATTTTTTCAAAATTCAAGAAAAGGTTTGTTGATAACTCTAAAATCTCATTATACAACAAAGTGTTCTTGATTGTCAATGTCTTACTGGTAAATGTGCTGTCACAATACCAAGAAAATTGGCAAGTGTTACC